CGGGGTAACATCCCTAAATTGCGCTCTTAAAGCGGAAGCAGAGTTGAAGCGGATCTCCGTTATAGTTTCTGGAGAAGAAGCTCCAATGCTAGCGGCTGAAAGAGAAATTGTAATGGTGTTATTGTTTACAAATGAAGGAATTGGATCTGTAGTTGGATTCCATAACTCCATAAACTCATCATCTATAATCTGCCATGTTTCACCAGCATCAGCACCTATAGCTCCCTCTGTTCCTAGAGAATCAAGCACTCTAACATCTATCTTGTCATTTACATCTGGAACACTTCTAGCTGAGTTAAAAACTATCTTCTGTCTTTCATATCTATCAAAAATAAACATGTAGACATTATCAGATACTTGAGGAATCAAATCTAAATAAAAATCTGAAACCCTTTCCCATTGAGTGGTAGCAGTTCCATCAGAAGGACTAATAAGAACTCTTACTGTAGGATAAACGTCTGTTAAATCATCGTCATATGCATAATCTACTGGAAGTATCAATTCATTATCAATTAAATCGTCACCAGAGTATCCTTCTAAGTCTATAATTTGTCCTTGTCTTATTGGAAGAGGAAATGTTACGGATGGGCCAGAAGCGGTTACTTGGACGGATGCAGTAGTGGCAAATAAAATAGAATTCCCCTCATCGTCTGATCTTCCAGAATTCAATTGCTTCCAAGGAAGTACTCTTAGGATATCTCCAGCGTTAGTTCCAGATACAGTCACGGTTACTGTAGCTCTAGCTGATCTTACACCTTTAGGTTCATATCCAACTTGCCTAGCTAATCTATTTGCCGCTTCATAAACATCGCAAGTTTCTAAATAAACATTTTTCGCAATCTTGTTTGTGAAGAAAGTAGTCAATTCTCCAACATATGACATAAGCTCTATAAGAATAGAAATATTAGAACCTTCAAAATTATAATCTCTAAAAACATCATTTTGTTGTAGTTCTTCCCTGAATTTGTCTACCAATGTTAGAAAGTCAATTTCTAGGTAGCTCGGTATGAATTCTGCCATTTTATTTTACTCCTAAAGTTGTTTTTGCATCCTCTATTGCCAACTCAGCACTTATTTGGGAACGTCCTACATTACCCATATCCTCTATCTCTACTCTATAGTGACGTTTCTCTTCATCCCAGTAAAGCATAGCATCATAATTGCCTATCTTTATTGCCTTGCCTTTATCTATAAACTGATGATTTAATTTTAACCAATTATTGAATTTCATTTCTTCTCCGTTATCTAGTCAAAACAAAATTGATAGTTTCGGTATCATCTCTTCCAAGTATAGTAAATCTAATTCTACAGCGATAATAGTTGTCATCTGGTCTAGGTTCTATATCGAAACCTGTTACGGTAACTCTTGGTTCCCATATATTGATAGCTTCCAATAATCCCTCCGCTATGAGCCTTGCAGTAACTTCATCAATAGGCTCAAATAAAAGTCCTCTGAAATTAGTAGCAAAAGTAGGCAACATCCTTCTTTCGCCTTGAATAGTCAATATAATGTTACGTATACTATTGAGAATAGCGGCTACATCAACATCTCTTTGAATATCACCATCGGATTGCCGACTGTAATTTTCGTCTAAATCACTCCAAAAATATGTTTGATCAACCATTATTCTTTCCTCTTAGGATCAATTACAATGTCATAAGAATTTTTTTTAGTGCTACTAGATTTATTTATCTTTTTTTTATCGGGATTTTCGATAATTAGGATGGATTCTGTATTTCTTCTAGACATTATTCTTTCCTTGTTTTTCCTGTAGTAATTGGCATTGTAATTTTTGACATGATCTTTGTTGTCTTGTTTCCATTTCTTGTCTCTTTTTCTCTTGAGGATTTTATATCTTAAAGACTGTCTATCTCTTCTATTCCTGTCGCTCTGGCAATCCTTACATTCACCATTTTTCTTATTCGGTCTGGAGCGATTATTGTAGTACTGCTTGTCAAGTCTCCTGTTTCTGCCACATGTAGGACACACTTTTTTCATACTCTTCTCTTTATAAGCCTTGTGCTATTATAATGTTTGCTCTTAGGATCTTTCACATTGAAATAGTATCCATGTTTATCCTTATCGACATACTCTAAAAACTTTGGTTTTGTTTTCAGTTCCTTTGCCAATAGTGCTCTATAGACTGTGACTCCCATTGGCTCTTCACCTTCTTTTATTTTATCAGTCAATTTGCGAGTCAAGTTACGGAGTTTTATCTCATCTATAAGACTAGTAAAAACATTTCCACTAAGACCAGTAAAATTCTTTTTCTTATGAGCTAAATAGAAACTCAATAGATCCTTATCGCTCATTTTTTCTATATTAACACTAGGAGCTTTCTTCTCCTCTAAATACTGTTTGAATTTCATTTCTCTCTCCTTAGATTATTGTCTTTAAAACTTTCTTTCCTCCTTTAGCAAGTTGAGTATAATCCGCTACTCTTCTTGGATTAAAACCACATGCGTTAGGACACGTAGTACAATGAGCGGTAGCACAACATAGCTTTGAAAGAATCTTGTTCCAATTTTCTTTCGGATGGGCTTCTTTCATTCCTTCAATGGCTTGTTTCCAGCCCTTGCTACCTGGACTCATATTCTGGTAAAGCTCTTTGTTCTTTAACCTTTCTCCTCTTGCTTTGAAATGCAATAAAGTAATAACATCAACCGCTGGATCTTTAGAATACCTTACTGCATCCTGTGGGTTATATGCCACTACTCTTATGTTGACGTTGCCTGGATATTGCTTCTTTATACTCTTAGCAATTTCCAATTTAAATCCTCTCTGTTCATCTACAGACATATTGATATTAAATACTGGTTTGCCTTTCAGCGGCCCTTCTGTAAACTTACGTCCTCCGTATTTCTTCACGAACTTCTCTTGCTTAGTAATTGCCTTTAGTTGAAGCCCCACCAATTGTGCATCTGCAATGATCTTCTCTATCTCTTTATCCGTAGCTTCATTTTCTATATAGTCACCAGAAGAGAAGAACCTCAACCCACCCATTCTGTTAAATGTTTCTCTATTTTTTATTCCTGTTTTTGATAGAACATAATTACCATCTTTATCTGTTTGATATGTTCCATCTTTATTTTTTACTAGCCAGCCCTTGAATGTATCTTGATATCTCAATCCTCTTTTTTCGGCTTTAGCCAAGAAGTATCCAGGATTCTTTGCCGCTATTTCTCTTCCAGACTCCACATAACAATAGGAACATGTAGGATTATTGGCTTCTGTGACTTGTAATTTTATCTCCCTATCTCTTAACTTCTTTATGGTTCCCTCATCAGCACCAGATTCAATTGCGTTAGTTAAATCCTTCTGAGCTTCTGCCCACTCTTTCATCATATCAAGAAGTTTTTCTCTCTTTGGACACACGGTTGACATATCGACTGATTTCTTAGTCTTTGTGTTTCCGTCAATTGCGCTCCATTGTTTTACACATCCTTGAAGCTCCTTTAAATTGTTATACTGCTTTGCTCTTATCTTAAATAAAAATTCAAGATATGCTTCTTCTGGAAACCACCCTTTACCAAATTTGTCTTTAGTCCATTCAAATAATTTCGCAACTTGACCATCTGTACTTCTACCAAGACTTGCTTCAAGATCCACAACACTCTTGAATCTCTTCATTACATTAGTTAATTGTTGCTCACCTTCTTTCTGCTCTTCCTGCCACGCTTTATACATCTTTATGATGTCATTAGCGAATCTCTGTTTTTCTTTATAGCTCTTGAGATGGTCTGAATATAATTCCTTTTGATCTCTATCAGCGGTGGCTTGTCTTCCCCAACCAGTAGTAGGACTGGCTTCAAGACCGTGAAGAATATACTTCCCTATAAATGACTTCTTTCCTAAATCATCCAGAGCATGGAAAGATATCTTGGCTTTGCTAGTTAAACTTTTGAAAACCTTTTCTACTTCTTTATCCCATTCACTACTTGGCTGAATATCTTTAGTTGCTTGGTATTCAGCGGCTAGTTCTTTTCGTCTTTTCTTCTCCTCTCTTGATACTTCATTGACTAAGGTAAAATGTTCCTTTTCATCTTCTGTCAATGCTCTCTCAATTGGATAATATACATCCTCAAATAAAGGATGTTCAATGAAGAGCCAAGTGTTAACTCCTAATACAATTTCATTAACTTCACGTATCTGATCTTTGAAATTATCATTATCGTTTGATCTCAAATACTGGCTTAATCTCATGTTGCAATTCTCCTGATATAATCATCTATTTCTTTTGGATCTGAAACATCATTGTCCATGATCCATTCTGTAGTCTGACGAATCACATCTCCTAATTTCTTTCCAGACTTCATTCCAGTAATAGCCATTACATGGTTTCCGTCCACAAGCTTAATACGTTTGCCTACTTCTTTAGTTCCATACTTCTCTTTGATCTTAATAGCCTTATCAATTATCTTTTCAAATTCTCCAGCATGTTTGAAAACTTCTCCTCTGGAAAACTCATCTGCTTTACCTACAGCCACAAGCACATCCCAGTTTTCATCATTGACTAGTTTTGCAACTTTAGCTGGACGCATATCAAGGATCTTGTGAAACTTCATATGATTGCCTACCGCAAAGACAATGGCATCTCTTTCCTTATTACTCATCCTTAACCTGTCTGCGATTGCATTGACTAGTTGGATGCTTTTTTCTGCGTGACTGTAGTATGTAGGTGTTCCTCCTGATTTGTGTGGGGCAAAGGTGACTCCTTTTCCGATATCATGTAAAAGTATAGCCAGATTTTTAAGCGGATTTTTAGTATCGCTCTTTTTAAGTGCTGACATAACATGACTGTAAACCGTTCCTCCCTCCCCTCTTGTTTCAGGATGGTGTTGTAAATTTTCTCTAAACCATTTCAGATTCATTACTTCTGGTAAAACATATTTCAATATTTTTAACTCATCCAAAATCTTAATGTAGTTAGCAAATTTCTCTCCGCTCTGAGCCGCTGATTTTAGTAGCTCTTCCTTGACCCTTTCTGGAGCAAGGCTTAAAATATTCGGAGAAAGTTTCTGAGCCGCTTTTTTAGTTTTCGGATCTATATCAAAATCCAACTTGGAAGAAAATCTTGCGAGTCTCATCATTCGCAAATAGTCTTCTCCAAATCTCTTAAAAGGATCTCCTACCGTTTTCAAAACCTTGTTCTTGATATCTCTTCTACCGTCAAAGTAGTCTATGATCTCACCCTTTGCATTTAAGCCCATTGCATTTATAGTAAAATCTCTTCTTCCTACATCGTCTTCAAAGCTTCCTGTAATCTGTACGGTGTCTGGTCTTCTACCGTCAAAGTATTTTCCGTCTGTTCTAAACTGAGCTATCTCAAAATCAAAACCACCTTCTTTAGCTACAACTATTCCAAAGTCTTTAGACTTTCCAATGTCATAAGTCCTAAAGAGTCTGGAAATCTCCTCTATTGGCATGTTTGTAGCAATGTCTACATCATGTGGTTTCAGGTTCCCTAAGATGATATCTCTTACAGAACCTCCGACTATGTAAGCTTTGTACTTGGCTCTGTTTATCTTATTTAAGATAGAAACTGCCGCTTGCAGTTCCTTATTTCTCCGTATGTAGTCCTGCCAATCTTTCAATTGCTGTCTAGCTTCTATAAGATATTTTAAAAATTTCATAAATTATTAGCAAACTGTATCCATTTATTTTTTATATAATTAAAAGGTAAATCTTCACTATATGGATCAGATGTTTTTTTAGCCCATAGTCTCACCACAATCATGTTTGGTGGATATGTTTCTACTTTATCCATTAGTTTTTTACCTACAACTTTTATTTTGTCTATTTGGTCTTGTGTTAAGTCGGCTTTCAAAAAGGATATATACCCACTAGGACTTGTTTCTATTTTATGGTCTGATTGAAGCCCTGAATGACTAGCATATGTTTTGTATCCCTTTTTGTTCAATATCACAAGAGCCTTGGCTATTGATTTATCATACCCTGCCTTTGCTCCTTTTATATGGGTTTCTGGATTAAAAGCAAACTCCTGTATATATCTCTTAAATCTCATTAGTTATATACTTCTCCAGACCCTCCGCATGTAGGACATGGACGGACACGTTTCGGAACCTCATCTATAAATCTGAAATTCCTGTATTCAAATGTCTTAGTAATTTCTTCTCCAAAAAGGGTTTCAAATTGTCTAGCAACCGTTTCGTTCTCTCTATGAAAATTCTCATTCTCTAAAACAAGATACCAAGCAATCAGCTTAATGCGCTCCTTCATGGTTTTTGAACGTCTGTTTATTTTTCCAGAATTACCTTTGAATTGCTCAAATCTGGAATAAGCTTTTCTAACTTCTTGTCTCAAATCCATTTGCCTTTCGTTTATTAAATACTTGTCTACTAAGCTCATATCTTCTCCTTATGTGAATTTGCTGTATACTTCTAATACGTCCTCAATCTTTGCTTTGTTTATCTCTACAATACTCTTGCCAGTATTGACGTTATCTCTGGTAGCTTTAATGCCGTATGTTCCAGTCTCATCTAATGACTTCCATATATGATCCCATGCTGTATAGTAATCTTGCTGTCTTTGATACTGCTCTCCTTCCGTTAAAGCCGCTCCAGCGGATACGGTAACTTGAGTAGTAGAAGGAATTGTAGCTGGAGGAGGAGTTGGATTAGGTATGGTTGTGGCTACTTCTTTTGTTATTTCCCAATCGCTTAAATTCCCATCTACTCCGTAGTTTGCTCCCTTTGTTAATGTACATCCAGAAAGCGTTCCACATTTCCCTTCATTTTCTAAGTCAATTAATAGTTGATCCAAGTAGTCATCTGAATCACTCTCAAGCCCTGCCAATACTACGTTTTCAATTGCTTCTCTTTGCTCCTGTAAGTCATCAGCAATAGCGGTAAGCTCCGTTATAGAGTCTCCCATTTGAGAAATTTGGTCTGGATACCCATCCACCATTTCTTGTAATTTTGTTACGTCACTCATTTTACCCTCCTGTAAACACGTTAGGGGAACCAGTTACTATGATCCCGAAAAAACATCCTGTGAAGTAATCAGTCAATCTTACTTCTGGTAAACCATTGGTAAACACGCTTCCAGAGCCAGTCACCATTATCCCTGTATGTCCACACCCACCTAATACCACATCCGTTAGTCTTGCAGATGGTAGTGAATTTGCAAACACATTAGGTGAACCAGTTACTATGATTCCAGACATCCCTATGCAAGTAGGTGAGCTATGACAGCAACAAGTTCCTACTCCCACATCCGTTAATCTACCATGAGGTAATCCCATATTAAAACCTATTCTGAGGAAGAAAATCAGTAACATTAGATGCTAGTGATTTCTCCATGTTCTCTTTAGCCGCATTAACTGTACTATCTGTTTGTGTTTTGTAAATATCCAAGTTCTGTTTCAATCCTGAATCAAGACCTTCCGTTAATTTGTCAAAATCGAAATTTCCGCTGGCATCAATTGGTAGATCATCTATGACTTGATCTATTCTATCATTCATATCATCCATTTGATCAGCCCATGTTGCGGCATCTTTTGAGCTAAGAATACAGGTTTGATTTCTTTCTATTGCATCTAGTAATCTGTTCAAGCTATATCTTTCAAACTGAGATATTAAATCTGATAAACTACTACATAAAAATCTTTCTGCTACTGAAAGAGCGGCTAAAGCCACACCAGCCGTGTCTCTTTCTATGTTTTTTATTTTTCTATTTAATTCTCCTCTAATCTTATTGAGACAATCTTGAATGAAATCTGGTAACTGTGGAATTTGACTATCATCACATCCAAAAGTAGTAGTAGTCATATTATTTACTACATCTTGAGCCATATCAAATGGATCTGTGAGAAGACCTGTATCAAAATCAAAAGCGTCATTTATCCAATCTTGAACTTGAGTTTCTAAAGTATCCCTATATGACTCCAATGCGGCTACATCTGATTCTAAAGATCTTATAGCCGAATCTGTACATCTTCTGGTCGATGGTGTTGCCATATACTTCTCCTTTAATTCAAATTAATCCTTGGTGCTGTTACGTTTACTTCTGTGGATGAAGTAATATTAGCCTTTCCTGTTACTGTTATATTAAGCTCTCCAGATACGGTATCTGACTCATCTCCAGCTACAGTCTTAACTTCATCCCCACCTATTTGAGTTGTCCTGTCTCCGTCTACTTTCCTATCCTCATCTTCATTAATTTCAGTTTGTTTGTTGCCTTTGACTTTATACCTTTCATCTGCTTCTACGGTTACGTAATTGTCTTGATTAATATGGACATATTTATTCTCTATGACTATCTCATATTTGTCTGACTGGTTACGGATTACCATTACTCCGTTATTATCAATTTCCATGTAGGTATTACTAGGATGATAGAACGCAAGACGTTTAGCACCTGGAGTTGAGTCAATCTCTACTGCCAGTCCACCATGAGTTACCAATACAAAATTATGAGGATACTTAGCGGCATAAGCTGGACTAGGCTCATCCCAACTTCCTCCGTAAGCTACCTGTATTGCTTGATCAAGATTTTCCTCTTTAGAAGTAACTAGTGTTTGATCTTTTACTCCTCTAGCTAATCTATGTACATCTGGTTCTCCTAGCCTGTTATCAGTAGGATATCTTCCGTCTGGATCTCTAAACCCTTCTTTTTTTGAAGAAGCTTCTGGTTTAGTAACCATTGTCTTCTTCAAGGAATTTTTGCTCTCTGGAATCCCAGGCATGGAAGCAAAATATCTAGGTTGTGATGGATTTCCATTTTCAAAAAATAACATAACATGAGAACCTTGTAGTGGAATTCCCCAAACTCCGAAACCGCTTATAGATCCTTCTGTTATAGGTAAACAAGGCTCGGCCCAAGGAAGCTCTTCTGTGGGTATTCCGTCTGTCTCTGTTTTGAATTTTTTTTCTGTATGAAGACCGAATACTCTAACCCTTACACGTCCTGCTTTTTTAGGATCTTTATTATCCTCTACAACTCCTCTAAAAAACCCTATTAGCCTATCAGTTTCAGCTTGTAAATCACTAGGAGCATTTTTTAACATGATTAATTCCTTCTAATTATATTTGGTTGAGTTTTTTGACTATATAAATTTGTAACTTCCGCATCATACAACATTTTTGTTTTGCTATTATGATAAGCGTTTTTTATACAAACAAGTCTTTGTTTATATGGATATGTTTGTCCAGCCTTAAAACTATGAGTGACGGATTTTATCATATACTTTCCCATCAAAGCATCATTCATTTTTTCGGCTCCTTGAATTCCAGGCCACTCAAGCTCTATATGTTGTCCAGCATGTCTTTTCTCATCTCCCTCTACTACAAGATTCATAATGAACTGCATGTTGTAGCGTTTAGACCAATCATTAAAAGCAATATCAGAAAGCGTTTCGGTATTATTATCACCAACTATTAAACTGGATGAGCTAACATCATTCATTTTAGTATATAATGTTTTTCTACCTAACATTACATTTTTACTCACTCCATCAGAATATCTATATCCTGTTTGAAGAAGGGATTTTGTATTGAAGTCATATCCTCTCCATTTCCCTCCCCTCAATACTGGATTAGATGTTCTGTCTAATCCACTAATCCACCACTCCAGAATTTTATTTGATTCTGATATATTAGAACCTTGAAACCTATATGGTTTTTTATCTAGTGTCTTATCCACATCCAATAACAAGTAATTCAATGATACAGCATTAGTGGTTAAGCCGTTTACTGTATTATTAAAAACAAGATATCCACTTGTGCCACTACGTCTTCCCTTTGCTCTTCTACATAAATAATTTAAAGCTGTTTTTGGTATCCAATAAGGAATTATAAAATCCGTCTTGTTACTTGATTCTTCTACTTTCAAAGGAAACCCACCATCTTGTACAAACACCATGTAGTTAAGTATATCAGAAATTATTTTTGAATATCTCTCATTCTGCCAACTTCTACTGTATCTTCTCAAAGATAGAGCGGCATAAAATGGATCTACAAATTGTATCTCCATAATCTGTTCATTGCTTTCCCGAATACCAGAACCAGCTTGTGAAATTCTGTTTATCTTCCAAATATCAAAGACCATATTTTTATCAGACTCCCCTCTACCATAAATCAAAGCTATTTTTTCTTGTCCAGTAAAGGGGCCATTTTCAAAAAAATTATATCTATCATTGAAGATTATTTTACCAACCATACAAAAGCTATAGATATCTTCTACAAAATATAATTCGTAAATATCTTCATTCTGCATAACAACATTTCCAATTTCGGTAAGTAATACTACCGCATAAACACCTTTAGTAAGAGCCACTTGTCCTTTACTTCCAACATCTCTTACTACTTTTTTTCTTCCTTCATTGTCGGTTACTGGGCCGAGATTTGTTTTTATTTGATCTGCCATTATGCTTTTTGCTCTGCTATTCTTTCAAGATCTTTAACTAGTGTATAAACGTAATCTTGTCTTAAAACCTTCAAAATTTGACCATCCTCTAATTCCTCAAATGGATTTACTATATTATTTAATATTGCCAATATCCACCAAATGTATTGATTTTCATAAAGGTTCCAAGAAATGTTATCCCAAAATTCTCCATTAGCTACTTCATAAGTATTGTAGAAAGCTGTCTCTGTAAATACCTCATCATTTAAGATATAGCTTCTAAAGATATTCATAAACTTTGTTTCTCTATCTTCGTCCAGCAAGATATTGAACAATCTCATAAAGCTAAAATTGTTTATCTGTTTGCCTGTTAATTCAGCAAAGTTCTCTTCTGTATATTCTGTTACAGCCATTAGATATTCTCCATGCCTTTCTTAATCCCTTCGTCAATATCTGGAGTCAATACTCCTTCTGCCGCCAGCACTTCTCTGGCAAACTGTAGATTATGAATTCTGGATCTCCTTGATAGCTCTGGTTTACTTCCGTAACGAATAGCTTGGTGGTAGTTAGCTTGACCAGTAAAATAAGTCATTACACCGTCCTCTGATTCTGTCATTTGAATACCAGTATCTTCCTCATCCCTGATTAACATCTTCTCCATTTTCTTCTTATTTTTGCCTTGCTCTGTATCGGATTTATCAAGAGCCTTTTTAAAGACGTTATCAATTGTCTCTACTTCTTTGTATTTTGCTTTTTTTTGCAAATACTTATCCATTTTATCACTTGCCATTTGACTTACCCTCCTTCAAGATTTGTTTACTCTTTTTGCGCTTGCAGTTCTTTGGTTTTATTTGACTCTTCCGCTTGAGTCTCCAGTTAGGTTTCAAATAAACACTCCTCCAAGAGTACAATCCTACTAATTATTATTTATATATTTTTTGATCGGAATTTCTAAAAAAGGTAGGTAGATATAAAAAAAAGTGGCAGAGGATCTCTCCCCTGCCACTTGCAACGAAAGGAGGTGATACTTTGAGGTGTCCAATCTCAAAGCAACACATGAAAACAACAACCTTGCCCCAAAAACAAGGTTATTGAAGAACTAGTCATTTTTTCTTCCGAAAAACTGGACTGGCATCCAGAAATGACTAGGGTTGACCTAGCGGCTCAAACTAGGTCGGGTCGGGCATCTCACAACAACAACGGAGGATTATTCTTTAGTAGAAAAAAGATCAGATGGTTGACCGCTTGAAAACAGATCTTGCGGATTCCCAGTATCAAACAACTCTCCTTCTTCTACAGGAGCTTGAACTTCGTCTGGATCAATAACGAATTCATCTATGTCAAAAAAATCTCCATCCATGATTTAACTCCTTTGGTTAAAATTGTGATTATATATAATACTTATCACAAGTTAATACAAATGTCAAGCAATATTTTTCATCCATTGCTTTTTAATTTTACGATTCTTCCATGATATGCGAGTACTTACATCTCCCCTTTGATAGTCATCCCATGCATCAGGAAGATTTTTAGGACTTCTTTTCAGTCTGCCGTAAACGCTTGACCATAGACGTTTTTCTTGAGTGCTCTTTGGGAACTTATACCAGTTGCGGAACCTGTAATGACGCTTGCTGACAGTCGGTACAGGATCTACACGAAAACGAAAATGAACATTCCCACAAAACCTTGTATGCCAAGGTCTTACAAAGAGTCTATCTCCGTATTCCATAATGACCTCCACTAAGTTGAATTTACTTAGTGAATGTCATAATCAAATTTCAGCATAAGATCCTCCATTTCAATATATATCCATCATACCACAACCGATTTCAAATGTCAAGCTTTTTTTGCATCGTCCAAAATCGGCTGTACAAAATCCTCAAATACACGCTTATACTTAATAACATAATCTTGCTGTGATCCAGCGGAGATGTCATCCTTAGTGCTTTTAGCAACAAAGCTAGCGTCTGGTACTGGTACTCCTACATAACCCATTCTAAAGGCTTTGAGAAGGAACGCATAATCCAGTAACCGTTTATATTTATCATCTGTTACCAGACCCACCTTTTCAATTACATCTGATCTAAACATTGAATTTGAACTTATGTAGTTAGCCTGTAATAGCCTGTTTATATCAAATGGATCGGCAGGAAATTTCTGGTTCACATGTCCTTTAAATTCAAAGGATGCATAAGCATATCCTACTCTATCAAACTCCTTGAACTTCTTGAGCTTCGCTACCATCTTGTCAATCATTCCTCTTCCTAAAACAATATCTCTATCTATCATAAGATAGAACGGAGGAAGTTTCTTGAAGCTCTTGTACCACTTTATGGCTTCCAATGCATTAGTAGGAATGTTGTTATTTCCGTAACTCTTGACCCATGTATATTTAGTTTTATTTCTCTTTATGGAAATTTTTGTATCCCTGCTTACCTCATGCTCTGGAAGCAACGGAGTGACAACTAGTACTTCTGGATCTCTGCACTCATTTACTACACATATCTTGTTTTGCATTTGATCTCCTACAACATATTTATTGTTAATGCGCTATTAAGCCAATAGCAAAAACAATCGTAAAACTCAAAAGAAACAGAGCTATATGAAAATAAACTTTCACTAAAATCACTCCTTTCAACGATTGTTGAAAATTATCTTAGGCTCTACTACAGCTTCTAAAGGAAAAAGCTCATCCTTCATTGGTAGTAAAACTTTAAACATGTATTCGATTTCTTCTTCAATCGTCCTTGTAGGTTTATAATTCAGATTTCTAAGTTTGTCAGTAACATAATGGTAGTAATGTTCTCCTGTATATTCTACCCTTGGTGTCTCTATGTTACTCTCTTGAACTTCGATACCAAAGTTTTTAGCAACCTTGCCTACCATGTTTGCAACATCATTCATGGAGTGCCATTCGCTTAACTGATTCCACACTTGAACACTCCCTGCCATAGCTGGATTGTTTACTGCTATCATTAAGGCTTGAACGCTATCATTGAGACTTAAAAATCCTCTTTGATGGTTTCCTTCTCCGTATATAGTCAAAGGAATTCCCAATACAGCTTGCATGACAAACCTGTTAATAACCGTTCCTCCAGCTTCGTCTGTATCCAATCTGCTATAGATTTTATGCTTATCAATCTCATCCGTATAGATACCAAACACAATAGATTGCTGGACATCCGTACACCTTAGATCCCAAGCTCTTGCAAGGTAATCAATCAAATAGGTAGAAGCAGTTTTACTACAATGGTAGATGCTCCCTGGTCTACGTGGATAAATCATCTCATTGCTTTTTCTACCCTTATGCTCGACTGTGAAATATCCCTCTTCAATATCAATATTGGAATAATGGTCATACTCTCCTGTAGTACCAATAGTGATATAATGACACTCTGGAGTATATTTCTTTATAGTCCATAAAAGATTATTGGTTCCAAGATAATTATTTGATAACACCATTTCAGCATTTTTTCTCGACTTCATGCTGTATGGGCCAGAAGGATTATGAGCAAGATTAATTACTACATCTGGCTTAAAATCCTCAAACATGTTCTTTAAAATTTCTGGTTCACACTCAATGTCTATTTCCTCAAAACAAAATGTACCATCGTACATATCATTAAACAGAATAGCTTTATCGTTCATGTCTAAAAGAGGAGTAGCAGACATGCTACCCATTCCCTCTATCCATTCTCTTCTCCAGAAGTTATCGAAACCGATTACTTCTCTACCTTCTGCTAACAATCTTTGAGTCAAAGCATTTCCGATATAACCATCACAACCGAATACGAAAATCATAACACAACCTCCTCAATGGTGCTTTAAAGTAACATATAAACCCTTAATGTTGCTTTTAAGTGACATTAACTAGCAAAAATGGGCTTAATGTTAGGAAAAAGCGACATTATACTTTGAACTCTTCCTCCTCTATGAATTCTTTCTTCTCTTCTTCTTTCTCCTTTTCTTTTTCTTTTGGTTTAGGAGACAGAGTACCAGGCCAACAAACCTCTCCGTCACCACTCCACTCCATTTGGAATGGTTTAGCATGTATAATCATCTTTCTGCTCCTTTTGGTATTGGTGATATTTGAACAATTAATTTTTCACAAGTAGATAAATCAGCATTTGAATGATAGAAAATACAAACATCTATAACATAATAATAAACAGTTCCATTATCTTTATCTCCAAGTGAGGAAATACTAACACCGTAAAAATCCTCTGAATACCCATGCTTCTTAATTATATTTCCAATCTTATCTGCTCTATTGTCTTTTTGTGGATTCCATGTTATCCAATTGACAGAATTAACATAATCTTGTACTGAGTCCAATACATAATTGACTAGTAGTTCTTCTTGCTTTACTTTAGGATTTTTAAATGGATCAGGAGTTTGTTGTGTAGCGGCAAAACAGGATAAACTAAAAATCATACAACACAATAAGCTAAAAATCGTCCATTTTAATTTTCTCATTATTCACCTTCCTCTGGAAGTCTTACGTTTTCTCCTCTTTCTTTTGCTTCATTATATTTTCTATAGTATTGAGTAGTATTCCCATCCCAATCACAAATATCTGTTTTAGGATTATACTTCAATTCAAAATTAGGAGCTTTAAGAAATATCTTACGTGCATCTTTACCACATTTAGGACATGTAGTTATTTCTACATCTGAATCAGTCCAGTCTTCAAAAATATTTCCGCAATGTTCACATTCCCAGTCATTAGCTACCATTGTAATCCTCCATACATTGTCTTTCAAATAGACAATCGGTACACAACAATCTTCCATCGTCATCATAGACTAGCTCTTCTTCTGCTCCACAGTCCTCACACTTTTCCGTTTCCATATCCATCTTTTGCCCATCCTTTTCCTTTCAAAACAAAGTTGCTTTTGGATATTATTCTCTTTGCTTCCGCTCCGCAAATTTTACATTTAGTTGTTTCTCGCTTAGAAGTTATCGGAAGTACTTCTTCTGTTATATGACAATTATTACATTTAAATTCGTATATCATTTTCTTTTCACCAAAAGCCCCACGCTTCCAGCACTTATATCTGGTAGCTCTGGAAGACTATAAATCATTTGATCAAAAAGCTCAAGAGGAAATGACTCTGACTTCATTGAGAATAACTTAACATAACATGAGTCCTCTTTTTTAGCAAGAGAAAATTTTAAAAGACATTCGTTTAGATCCTTCACAAATCCTTTGTTATGAAGATAGTCTATGATAATATAATCAGTATCATCTTCTCTTAAAATAAAAACTCCTTCTGGTTCAAATACATGATTTTCTCTAGTTCTCTTCAAAGCCTTGATAAGCTTATCTCTCTTGTAATTTCCCTCAATGGTTGCTACTGTAAGGTATGGATTAATTGCTTCATGTTTGATATCATATCGAATCAACCAAGACTTAATGTAGTCAAACACTCGCTTGAGATGCATCTTGCTAAGTCCGAAACCTACAGAAGTTTCTACTATATAAGGTTTATCATGTCTAGCAACCTTTTCGTAAAAATCCCTTTCAGTAGTTCCTAAAGGAGTATGAACCAATCTAGTCCTAACATCTTCTTGCACAAAATCTTTAAACTTCATTTTTTAGAAAATCCTCCATTCCTCTGATTATAATATTTGGATCATCTGACTCTGGAATAACTACACACTTTTCATTTCCAAAATTATAGATCCCTCCGTATCTGTACTGTCCTGGATTTTCTCCCCAACTAAAAACCGCTTTCTGCTGGAGATTAGCTAACCCAGTCCAATAGGACGCTGGACAAATAACCGCTTTTGCTAAAGTTATATATTGTACAAGATACTTCCATCCATTCTCATAGTAATCAACTTGGTTAAGAATCACATTGTCTTTTGAAAACCAAGTATCAGTACTTCCCACTACAATAGCATTATACCTCTTTTTTAACCATTTGTAAACATACGCAAGCTTTTCTATTTTTTCTGTCTTGGCTGGAATGAATATTACTTTCTTTTGATGTCTTCTTGGTATCTTGATATTGACTTTAGGAATTTCATCGAAAAGCTTGTTATATATGGAATACGGAGGAGTGGTCTTGGAATAGGATAGATGGTGAATTTCTATATCTCTCTTATTGCACTTCTCTCTTTTTATAATTTCTTCTTTGAATCTTTTTAAGATTAATCTAAAATCGCTTTTGTGGATTTTATTATGTGTATAGCCTTGCTGATTCTTCTCATCCCTAGAGTATTGCTGGTATACGTGAAGTATGTTTTCGGCTGGAACAAAGTCCTCATAGAGAAAGGCTCTGTTCAAATGGGTAGACAAATATATCTTATCCCACTCAACCGCTTCCGCTAACCAACGTGCATAAGGACGAAAAGTAAACAACTCTTCTTCCCATGATCCTATGTATGGGCCGATAGCTAATATCTTCATATTCTATTCTCTGAAATAATTACGTTACCTTTCCATTTATCAAGTACTTCCATCTTCATGTCATGCATATTTTTACTAATGGCTATGACCTCCGTATTTCTCAATACATCGTCAAAAATTCCATCCATCAGAAAAAAGTCTTTTTCCTCTTTGCTTAGATTATTGAAGTTTAGAAGTATTTTATTATTCTTCCTAAAAAAGCTGATTATATCCACACCTACTTTATTCATAACATAGTACTTCTTGGATGTACGTTTCAGGATAGAATTATACTCACGTATATTATCTTCTATCACAAAACGATTAGTCTTCGGAAATAAATAAAGAACTTTGTTAATGAGGTTTTTGGTAGGTGTTTCAAAATCAAGTTTGATTAGATGTACACGTACAATGTTCTGAAATTTCGTATCAGTATAATTTTCTTCGTTTAGACTTATGTAGTCTGTTCCTACGTTTGTTATTCGCATTACTCTTACCCTCCAACAGTTTATTAGAAATAGTCAATTTGGCATAAGCTGTAGAAAAATTTACAGAGTGTCGGGTAATAAGCTCATATACATTTTGAACATTCTTACCTCTTACAATACTATTTATATCATCATACTCTGCAAATTCGGAGGGATGGAAAAAATAATTCACTTTTCTTGAATATTTATTTTCCTCCATGAATTTAATAAGAGCTTTTCTTCCTTCGTCATCATTGTCCAAAGCAATGATAACTCCTTTACTAGTCATTAGCAATAACTTAAATAGGAACTCATCTGAAATGAATTTACCTAGACAAGAAGTTCCCTGAGTGCCTACCATCCAAGCATCTATGACACCCTCTGAAACTATTATGTACTTATCTGGATCAAACAGGTGGGAGTTCATTATGATAATCTCTTTAGGAGAAGCTGGATTATCATATTTTGGTATTATACCAGTTTTGGGAATTCTTCTGGCTTGAAAATAAACTATATTATCGTCTTTATCCAATATAGGAATAATGATCCTGTTCCTATATTTACCTTTGTAGCAAATGTAGAGTTTGTGTTTAGTTGGATCAAGCAACCTGTCATCGTAAAATTTCTTTAAAGCTTTTACATAACGCTCTGATGGATTCAGACAATCTTCTTTTATCCAATTAAAATGTGTTAACTCTACTACATCTTTTTTCTTCTTCGTTTTATTTATTCTTCTCTTGACTCTGGATTTATCCCATTTCTCATTCTTTAGACGGTCTACGGCATCTTCATATGATATCCCTAACATGCGTGAATAGATATCATAAAAATTTCCATGCTCATCACAATTGAAGCAATTCCAACCTGGAACTCCATCATTGTAGTCAAGATTGAATCTTTTCTTAAAGGGATTCTTTTTACTGTCTCCGCAAAGAGGACACCTTGCTAAGAAATGCGTTCCGCTCTTGCTTGGTTTTACTTGCTCAAAATGAGCATACATAAATTCAGACACAACTTCTAAGTCTATCATTTAATCCTCATAAAACTCGCAATCAAAATCACTAGGAGTATATAAAAGTGATTTATTCGGCTGGAGCTTTTCCTTAAAACATCCCTTGTTACAATATACCAATCCCTTCTTGGTCTTGCAATTGAAACAATTTTTACAAAGCTTCATATCAGATGTATTTGGTATTTTGATGTTTTGTTGCATAATATCTAATTTCTTCTTTAATGTCTCTTGGGAATAAGTTAAAAAATTTATTCACTTCATTATAGCAATCCAGCGACACACAAAGAATCTGAGACATCGTAACAGCAATCTCAAAAGGATCTAAACTTCTATTGTTCTTTTTCAAATTGTAGTAAATCTTTTTCAAGGATCTCTTTAAAGACTGTGATACAGCCATTCTGGTAATACGCAAGTCTTTGGAAATTTCAGAACCAGTCATAGACTTACCAGTTAAATATACTGCAAAATTTTTCTTCCTCTTCTTTCCAATATGTTCATCAATAAAAAACGAATATCCTTCCTTTGTAGAAATAACCTTAACATTTTCCATACCTACCCTCCATTAAATTTCACATGTACCAGTTCCACAAGATAGCTCATCGGCATCGGTATGAACCTTACCTTCGTCTATATATTTTTTTACCTCCTTTTTAGATTTGATTGGCACAAGGATTTGTCCGTGTTTACTTCCATCTACATAAAGCGTCACTCCTTTTAGATCTCTGATATATTCAAGAAGTAAATGACTTAACTGCTCCGCTTTAAATCCTTTCGGAGTATTGATAGTCTTGGATATAGCTCCGTCAACGTACTTCTGAATAATTACCTGAGTTTCAAAATGATCTTCTGGTTTAAGATCTGTGGTATCAACAAACCACTCTGGAGTAGCTTGATTGTTTTTGATTATATCTTGATAAATTGGATGAACATAAGCTCTGTCTCCAATTTCATCATGTCTCATATAAGCCTTGAACGGCAAAGGCTCTGCACTACCTGTCACTTCTGGAATAAGAGAAATAGTGCCTGTAGGAGCAACTGCCATTAAGGATACATTTCTGATTCCATACTTCTTTATATCCATCCTGATACTTGCTGGAAGACTCCTAATGAAATTAGCCTTGCTAAACATCTTCGTATCGAATTTAGGAAATGCTCCCTTCTCTTCTGCAATTTTTATAGATGCTTCGTAAGCATAGTTCCTTATATTTTTGACTAGCTTCTCAATCTCATCAATTGCTTCTGGAGAGCCATACCTTACCTTCTTAGCAAACAGATACTCCGCAAGCCCCATGAATCCTAATCCTATACGTCTTCCATCAAAAGCTTTACGCTGGATCTCTGGAATAGTAATAGGATAGCGATTTACCTGAATTATATTATCTAGGAAACGTACAGCATTGTAGACTGTCTCTTGCATAAGTTTCCAGTTTGTGTTTTTCTTAGAAATGAATCTAGGTAGGACTAATGAACCAAGGCAACATACACCATGAGCACCAAGAGGAACCTCCCCACAAGGATTTGTGGAGATGATCGGATCAAAGTAATAGGAGTTATTACTTCTAAGGTTATCCCAGTTAATAAGCCCTGGTTCTGCACACTTAACCATGTTGTCTAAAACAAGATCCCAAATTTCTCTGGCTTTAACTGTATCCCAAACCTTATGATGCCATTTCAAATTCCAATTATCGTTTGCTTCTACGGCATCTAGAAAGTCTTCCATAACTCCTACTGATAAATTGTAATTGCTTAACTCTCCTTTTTTGATTATAGGCTCTATGTAGTCAAAGACATCTGGATATTCCTTTAGAGCTTCTTGGATCTGTTCCATAGTAGCCGTGAATCTTTGGTTTTTGACTTTGATAAACTTGAAGATATCTGGATGAGAGACAAGCATTAGAATTAAACCAGCGGCACGTCTTGATCCACCTGTCTTTATACAATTAGCTCCTGAATTAGCCCATTTAAGAAACGATAGAGGGCCGCTTGACTCTCCTCCTTTCTGTACTATAGGAGCGGATTCGGGGCGCAGGAAGGAAGCATTACAACCTACTCCTCCTCCTTCTGACCAAAGAATACCGCAATTCTTCTGGAAGTCTCCTATCTCTTCAATTGAATCTTCAAAAGGCTCTACGTAGCAATTGAAAAGAGTTCCTCTAGGTCTTCCTGAGTTCCTGAGAATCCTACCTCCAGGAAGAAATAACATATCTTCAATCATTCCACCATATCTTGTTTCCCATTTACTTCTATCTGTGATTTCTACGCTGGCTCCTACACGTCCTACTCTATCCGCTAACTCATTCCAGTTCTCTGATTCGTTAAATGCATATCTACTTTTAAATGTATCTTCTGAATTTTTACTCAACGTCATATATCTACCCTCCTATTATCAAATACTCCTATCAACTTACCAGCGACATAATAAAAACCAGCACCACATTTCAAACAATGAACAACCTCTTGTCTAATATGAGTTTGAGGAATAACATCATCTCTTCTAAAGGCTCTTATTGGTTCTTGAGAATAAACGATTGTTTGAGGATAGTCACATTGAGAACATCTTATGTTATCTTTTTTACATCTATGAGGATCACAAAAAAGACTCCATATGTTATCAAAAGAAGCAGAAATCTTTCTATCCTGATAAGCTAATACTCTATGGATTAGAAACGCTAACCTTGTAGGGATATTCTCCTTTGTAACTAATTCAACTAGCTCCTGATAAAACTCTCCGTAACTAGGAAAGTTAGGAATGACAGGTTCGGCTATTTCTTTCTTATATTCTTCATCCTGAAACTTCTTAAATACTTCTTTCCAATCACTATCTACAAAATCCTCTAAATCATTTAACAGGTCATCATTCATTTTCTTCCTCATCCACTAAAGAGTATCCACACTTCGGACACCAATCCCAGTCTTCTTCCATGTCTACAGAACAGTTAGGACAAATCATTCCTACCTTTTCTCTTATCCATTTCTCCAGACCCATTTGAATTAGATGAGTTGTATAGCCTATCGGATCTTTGAAAACCATGCCACTATTTTCAAAACCTGAATCTATCTCTAACTTATCTCTGTCAAGATCATAGGTTAAAATAACCGAAACTGTTCTCTTATCATCTTTGCTAGGATCATTGTCCTTTGGTACTTCTTCACCAATGGGTTTTTCTTCAAATTCCATATTAACCTCCGTATAAAGGTAACAATTTATTTTCTACTTTGTGAATGTTCTCAAGAAATGATCTCATATTGTTCTTCTCAAAAAACAGGTAAATGTTTTCACTAGGTGGTAAGTTGTAACTATTATTATAACAATCCACAATGCGCTGTACGATTGTGTTTGGTATCATATCAAAATCTACAAGGACTCTATTGCGCTTTAGGTTTTTACTAAGATCAATTTTTCCATATGCTTTATTAGTATGTCCTGCTTCAATGAATCCTTTTATATCCCCTTTTATTTTATTCCATGCCGCTTCCCCAAAACCAGGTCTTCTCTTCCCTTCCGTACTCTCTGTCAATCCCCAGTCATCGGGAGTTAAGATATTCGGAATGTCATCTTTCCTTTGTCCACAAAAAATTAACTGCAAAAGAAAATCCTTCACGTCTGGAATATCTTCTGGACTGTAAAGGACTTGTTTGATTGGATCATAAATTCTAAGATTTTTCTTTCTTGCGAATAGTTGAAAGTAATCTTCATCTCTGACAACAATAATGGCATCGTTTTTCATTTTCATTGTCAGTACAGCAATGATGTCATCGGCTTCTGCCGATTTTACTTTCAATACTTTGAATGGAAAATGGTGTTTTAAATCGGAAGCTAGTAAATGAATGTGTTTGTAAATCTCATCCCAGTTGTGTTCAGATTTCTTCTTATTCTTCTTTCTGGATTCCTTATATCGACTATAGTAGGATTTCCTCCATTGATTTTTATCATCTACAGCTACGATTACTTCTGTTACATTTGCTACTTTCCATAATGTAGTCATTATGGAATTAATACAATTGTATCTCCATAAACCCCATGCTGGAGGATGGTCGCTCCATACCTCCTTGTTACCCATGTAGTTTCTAATTGCAAGATTGTTAAAATCAAAGAATACAGTTACATCTTTAAACTCATCAATATAATCCATCACAATTTCTCCTTAAACAAATTCAGAGTGGTTATAAAACCTCATGGTGAGGTTTACAGGGATCGAACCTGTTATATCCTGTTTGTGTTTGCTGAATCCACTCTTAAAACTTTTTACTTAATCTTTCTTATGTAACCGTCTTTTTCATGTTGAATCCAAAAAGACTGTTTATATGTAGTTCCCTGCATATACTTCTGAGCATTGCTTCCACTCCTAAAACGAAGTCTCTGTCTTCCGTAATTCATATTCTGATAAAACTCATCGTGACTCACTTTAAAAACTGGAAGATTATCTCTTTTATTTATAGCATCAGCGAAAACTCCTTCAATTCCTGTCTTTACTCCATTCTCTCCTGCTCCGTCTGGTTTTACCGCTTGATCTTTATCTCCTGCTATCTTTGCTTCTGGACTGTCTTGAAAATTACCAGCTAATTCACCCATTATAATTCCTCCTCTAAAAACTCTAATAACAATGTCATTTCGTCTTGCTCTATTTCTTCTTTCTTGATTAACTTCTTAACTAATCTTTTAATCAATCCCTTGGCTTTACTCTTTTCCACTCTGGCTCCTTTTACCTTTTCTGTGGGGCCAATCCTAATAGTTTGAAGTCCAGCCATTGGATCTGTAAAAACTTTTTTTATAAGCTTGTAGTCAATTCTCCGTTGACTAGGAGAATCCAAGTAATACTTCAATAGCTTATTTTTAATTTGTTGAGCGTTTCTTGCCATAAAGGTGTCAAAGGCTTCATTGCCAATTGCTACCTTATCTGGATTTATCGCTTTGTCTGCTAAGAATAATAAAGCTATATCAGCGAACTCATCAGGTGTCAATAGTAAAGTTGCCATAATCCATCCTTTTTTGTCTATCAGGTATTACTGCTTCTTTTATGTGATCTGGTTTGACTAGTTCAAAAAAATCGTTCATGTCATATAAAAACACCTGTTCTAATGAATGAGCCTTACCACACCGCTCACAATTAATATTCTTCTCCCATGTACAAATTATATGATTTAACTCTTTTATCAAGAAGTAAAAACTATCCTTGATAATACTATTTATACCAATAATAGGTTTCCTTCTTAATTTTCTATAGATTAACATTGGATGCTTATTTTCAGGAGTGTCTTCAACACATTGCGACCAAAACTGCTCTAGAGCAAACTTGGTAGGAATTACATGTTGCCAAAAGGAAGTCTTAGGATATCCTGTCTTACATTCAATAGAAAATATATCCGTCAAGAACTCTGAATCTTTTGCTAGTGGTTTTATATCACCAGTAAGATGCACGTTCTCTTCATGTATTGTAGCAAGACCTCCACTAGCATCCTGTCTCCAATACTTATATGGTTTTTCTTGTCCTGTCAACCATTTTGTTAAAAATTTTGAAATTTCTCGCTCAAACTCTCCACCTTTAGCCATATTTACCTCTCTATTAACTCATCCCATATCTCCTTTCCCTTAGTAAGATCAAAAGGCATATCTAAGTCATGCAAAAGACTAAACACATCTCCAAAGTTAAAAAGAAAATTCGGAAAGTAAAGTAGTCTATATGGAATTCCAAGTTCTAATACTCTAGTAAAAAATTCTGCAAAGTCAATCTGATAATCCTCTAACTTGGTTCTTGGTTTGGGATCATCAAAGGATTCTGGAAGAGATTTTCTTGATCCCATTATATCTTCTATCTTCCTATGGCAGATAATGAGTTTGAAGTCTTGTCTCACGCTCCACCATGCTTTAATAAGCTCTGGATGCCACGTTATTCGTGGATCTTTGAAGACATCAACTTTGCCTTGTCTCTCATCTTTATCTACTGCATTGATAGCATCTCTATAAGTAAATCCTTTCCAATAATCTCCCCATGCTTCAACACTCAAATCAATTTCTTTCCCCTCTTTCAAAAATCTATGGTAAAGGTCATGTGTGATAGTATAAGCCGTAGATAGCTCCATTCCAGCCCTTATATCAGTATTCCATGATACATTCTTACCTAAACCAAACCCCACTTTTCCTAAATACTTAGTTAAAATACTTGTACCACATCTGCCTAATCCAGTAATTATAATCATTATTTTCTACTCCCAAAAAATAGAAAGGGAAAGGCTACTTTATCTAGGTAGTATCCTTTCCCTTTCTTTACTTCTTATTGAAGGCTTCAAAGTCTAGCATTAAAACTTGGACTCCACCTTCAATCCAGGCGGCTAAAATTGTGATTGTCGGAAGGTTTTGACGGTTCCTAGACTGTTCTCACCAACGGACAACCAGATTTTTCCTTTCTTCTAATCTAAATAAATAATCTATAAGTATAATCTTCTCTAAGGTCGCTATGGAATCGAAAGAAATTTGACAGAGCTTAAAAGTAGACTTAGGGATATATCTTCCTGAATTAAGGTAGTGAAACTTAATTGCTTCTACCAAAGCAATCTGTAAAACCTCATTGTCATTTAAGGCTATTTGCCACTACTGTTAAGTTATCTTTTGTTCCGATTCGATAGACTTTTTTACTACTTCTCTATAAATAATATTCTCTAGTATAAAATGTATTAGCTATGCACAATCATAAGCAAAAGCCCTCCTAGTAGTATTTGTGAGTTAACCTCACATAAAGTATTTATCTAAAAATGATAGCTACCACCATCAGTTAGAGGATTTCTTTTATCTTTTTCCGCTAAATCCCAAGAGACATAATTTGATTCTCGACCACGACCAAAACGGATCTTCTCTTTGAACTCCTCTTTCAACTTTTTTTCGTCAAGTTCTACCTCATCCATATTTTTGATCTTTGCGGTGACTCGCAGAAAAGCTCCACAAGGAGTTTTAACTCTGACATGTCCAGCGATTCCATCTTTAGCAATCAGAAGACTTACATTGTGATTGCTGTTAATGAAATTTTCATCATGCTGTGAGAAACCAGCTTTGTCTCCCTTTGCTCCACCCATTTCATGGTGAGAGTGCATGACTCCTACAACGCTAACCTTGTTATACTCATCTGTTAGAACTTTACTGACAAGAGCAGAATTTGCGTTCTGGTTAGGTAACAAGAGATCCATGACTTCTACTTCATTTTCGGATTTCCACCTACCCACAAGATATGCCAGCCATTCTTGGCTACCAGCCCATTTCATAAACAGCAAAGCTTTCTTTCTGGCAACGGAAGACATATAGACAACCGCTTTATCAGGAGCTTTACTACATGCCGTAACACAATCAAGTTCTTCGGTGACATCCCAAAACCCATCTTCGTCTTCATGGATTCCATCCTTGTCTTCTCCATTGCCACCATGAGCGGCAGGAGCGGCAGGAGTAGTAGGATCGTGATAGACAATTGTACCACCTTGAGGATTCGTGTCAAACTCATCCGATTGTAATTCCATTTCTCTAACTAGAAGAATGGCATCAACCAGATCTTTATGTTGTTCACTAACCCTACGTACATGTCTCCTAGAACCCTGCCGTAGCTGTACTTTACAAGCATTAGCAATTGATTTGTGACTATACTCCGCTTCTGGATCTGTCAGATAATTAATGATCAGTCCTTGTAACGGAGTCAAGTTATTCTCATCAATTGCTTCGATAACCTTTGGATGTAAACTTAGCTTTTCCATAATTTTTTCCTTTCTATCCTTTCTTAATCTTTTTTGATAATTGGCTCTATGTATTCTTGGATCTATCATCTATCAAACCTGAAAAGTTTCTCCACGCTGGAGATTACTTCTTTTTTCTCATACTTCATAACCTTTGCTACTGCTAAAGCCGCTACAATCATAGCAGGAACAGCCCATGAAGGAACAATGGTATATCCTTCTCCGTCTTCTCCAAACTCCGCAACGGAATTATGGATACCAAAATTTTCTCCATCATAACCAGCTTTGAAATATTTTGCTCCCATCTTTCTAGCAATCTCTTGGTTCTCCGTTTGAGCTTTCGCCTTATCGGTACAGTCAATAACCCAATCGGTTTTATCTCCCATTTCATTAAAAGGAAAGGGATAGGAATAGACAATACATTCTTCTCTGATTCCTTGAATTGCTATCTTTGTGATATCGGCTTTGTTCTTCCCAATATACCTGTAGGGAATATCCAAACGGTTTAGGTTATGCTCTTCCAATGTATCAGGATCATAAAGAACAATTTTACCAATACCAGACATTGCTAAAATCTTAGCTACCCAATAGCCTATTCCACCACACCCCACAACTGTAACTGTTTGCGACTGATTGAGTTTAAGCTTTTCCTGTCTCTGATAAAGACCCATTGTTTTCTCCCTTCATTTAACCATCTAAACCAGTATCCCAAACATCTTCATCTTCTGTTTTCTTTTTATTTCCGTCAAGAACTTTACCAAAATCTTTAGTTATTGTAGTCAAATGATCTCTAACAGTTTCTATTTGAGGTAATCCAGTAGGATTGCTTGTAGCCACGCTACCTTCATTGATAGTCTCAAGTACTGCTAGCGCATCTTTGGCGCAAAAAACGATATCATCTGGAGTACTCCAGCTTGAAGGTTTTTGCCATTGACCCCAACAATCAGAATCATTACTCATTTTATGATAATGCCAGAACGGACTCATATTGGCATCTGGATTGTGAGTAGTTATTTCTACGATTTGACTACCCTTGGTTCTGATCTTTATAATGATATCTTTAACCAGGCGATTCCGCAATGCTCTATCAATTGATTTTGGTTTTTTGGCTCTTGATTTTTTGAAAAATTTGGCTTGATATTTTCCACGAAATAACCATAACAATTCATCATGCACTCCCTCATTCTTTACTACCATGAGTCCTTTCTTTGCATGAGTGTATGTTATATCTGGCATCATTGCGGCATTGTTATAACGCTCTTGAAGCTGTCTCTCTTTGCGCTCCAATTCGTTTTGCTTTTGCTGATGCATGGTGAGAAGTTGATTGATCTTAGTATTGATCTTGTCTCTAATCCTTTGTTGTTGGGCGTTTAGCTTTTCCCTAAACTCTCCACGAATTTTCTCTTCTAGATCCTCATCTTCAATTACTTCCATATCAGAGAATCGAAAAGTTTTACCAGCAAAATTTAGAGACAGTCCACTTGCCTTGATTTCCTCTAAAGTTATGGACTCAAGTACTTCAATCATTTCAACTTGACGTTCATTGACTTCCTCTTCAAAAGACATGGCACACACTTATCCTTTCGTCACAAATTAAAGTAGGGATAGAATAGCCGATCTTCTATTTTAGAGGATAAGTTGACGGTGTTGGTGGATTCTCTTACTGAATAGAGACACAACTATCCTATCCCAAAACGAAACGAAAGCTTCAACCAGCTTCGTCATAAGGTCGGAGTTCGACTCGGTGATCTGGCTCAAACTCTGTAGGAGCCGTTGATTTACGGACTTCTACACCATTCACGTAACAACGGAACTTACCGAAACCAGCATCCAGAGCCGCATTTTTAACGGTCTGTAAAAAAGGTGCTCCTGTTTCTACAGAAATGTAAGAACCATTAATAAGGATGCTAGCTGTTCCCTCTGGTGCTTCCAGAGCGGTAGTAGCTTCTCTGTCTTCTCCTGTACTTTGATCAAAAATGTTGTCTTCCATAATAGACCTCCAATTTTAAATTAATGGTTTTCAAATTACGTACTCCCATCATACACTAATCGAAAACATTTGTCAACCTTTTTTTTTCGTCATACAAAAAAATTTTCATTGTCCATACATACTTATCATAATCTTGAAACAATGTCAAGCATTATCTTTGTTGCAATGATAACAGACAATATTTTTCAGTACCGTCCTCCGCATAAACATACGTCATTCCTAACTCATTGTCCACGTCATATGTAAATTTAGCTTTGAATTTTTTTTCGATGTCAATCACATTCATTAAGTTTACCATATCTTTAAATGAAAAGCAAAGGGATAAATCATCTCTATCAATATCATCTAAATGAAATTTCAAACCATTAGAATGTTGGTTGTCCTTATCGGCAGTTTCTAAAAATACCTTTTTATCTTTGACATCCAAATAAACTTTACCAAATCTGGCTCCGATTTTTTTGATCTTGTCAAATCTCTTCATAAACTCTTCATCAACATCAATTTCAAAAAACCAATCAACATCCTGCTTGACATCTGGTGTGCCAAGTCTCTTAGGTACTGTAGGATAACAAAAGGAAATTCTACTCTTTTGTCTACCATCTTTAAGAACCATGTATCCAGCACCAGCCGATCCTTCGTAAATGTCTATATCAATTTCTTCATTGTCGAATAACTGAATAAAAGGCATTACGTTTTGTGCCACATCTGAAAAGTTAAAAGAAAGCTCTTCATTAGTATCAAGAATATCATTCGGAAGCTTGAGAAGTGAAATACTATTTCCATCATTGGATCTCATATCAGATTCAATAGTATCACCACATCTCAATTGAAGAGTCTCAATACTAAAATTAAGAGTTGCTTTTTTCAGAACATCTTCCAAATTAGTTAGGTTAATTTTCATAACACTACCTCCACAAATTATTTTTTCTTTCTCATATTCATATAGAAGCTCACTATCATTCGTGCTTCTCTGGTTGATAGATTCTGATGCTTCTCCTTGAGCTTCTTTATCCCTGCATCCAATACTTCTTCTGACTTTTTCTTGGGCCAGCGGATAAAGCGTTTGCCTTTAGGAATTGAGTGCCACAAGTATTCATAAATAGCTTCATCACCTAATGTATACAGGTAAGGCAATACTTTGTCAACCACTTTTACAAGATCTTTGAAAAAAGAAAAATGTAGACAAAGAAAATAAGCAGAAGCCACTTTCTTATCATACTCCACCTTTCTTGACTTCAAACAGATTTGGTCTACAAAAGTAAACGGAGTTATTTTATCAGGATCTTTCATATGCATCTATCATTGCTGGTAGAGCCTTTCTAATTTCTCTCTCTACCACTAAAAATTCTTTCCATAAATCAGGATGTAAATGACGTACCTCATAGTCCTTTCCTTTTTCCTCACAATCATCAATGCCTTGTTTCATACCAATAGTCATTCCCAAATCAATATAGAAGACGGTTTTCTCCGCAACATCTCTCCATAAGAAACCAGCTTCAATTCCTAACTTTCTTTCCCCTGGTATAGAATCCCTTAAAACAAATTTGCGAGTGTAAAGCAAATGACTAGCATATGGACTCTCATTATGATTTAACAAACAATCCCTCATACATAAGTCTCCATAGGCTTCATTAATCAGAATATCATTAGCTGACTTTCCAGCATACGGAGATTCAATTACTACTCTTTTCATAATCTCATTTCCTCCTGTTTAATAAAATCTTCCCAATAGAATTTTTGTTCTTTGTAATCTTGACATATAGAACTACTTGCTTTCAATCCCAGTCTCTTTATCAAGTTATGAGTCCAAGTATTAACATAACATTTTTCTTCTTTTACTGGAAAAAAATTTCTTACACAATATTGGCATGTATCACAACTCATATCACACAATTTGCTGGTAGATCATACTCATTACCATTCGCATGAAGTTAATCTCTGGAATGGGATAAGTATTGTGTCTATTCAAATGTTCACCTATTTCCAATACTGCATTTCCAGGCTTCTTAAATTCTCCAGCGTTCTCATAGCAGTAGAAATATAGATCTGGATAATCAACATAATTTCCTCTTAGCTCTTTACGGATCTCATCTACATCTTTAGTAATGAGTAGTTTGAATATCTTCTTATTCAATGCTTCCGTTGCGGAAATACTTGAGCCTACAAGCTTTCCATCAATAGTATTCTCATGTAGTGACCATATGGTTTTACGGATATCAGGATAACACTTCTTAACGATATCCATAGCCACCTTACCATCAAACTCCACATCTTCCTGTCTCAAGATATTCAACACATGTTTGCCTATTTCTTTAATAGGTGGATTCTCAAGACCCACAACCCAACATCTGGATCTAAGCTCTGGTAGCATGTCATTGATATTGTTTGTTAGAAAAACAAACCTAGTTATTTTATGAACATCCTCCATTAACTGTTTCAGCATCTTTTGAGCGTTCTGTTTTGAAGTAGAAGTCAAAGAGTCAGACTCATTCAAAACACATATCTGCATTTTTGTCATCGGCATTGAAGTAGAAAACGGTTGAATCTTTTCTCTCACAATATCAATACCTGTCTCATCGGAAGCATTAAGCCACATCTTATCGTAGCCAGTTTCCTTGAGAAGTATATTTGTGAAGGTTCCTTTTCCCACTCCTGCCGTACCATAGAGCATGAGATTCGGAACCTCTTTTAAAGCTTTTCTAAGTTTAGGTTTAATGTCTTCATTGAGAATCATGTTCTCAAATTCTTTTGGTTCATATTTGAACGTCCATAGATCTCCCATATCTACTCCTTTTACTCTTTTTGCAATGGTTTTCCAAAACTCAATCTTCTTCTACATACTCATCAAAGATATCTTCAAAAACATCTTTAGGTACTACAGCCGTTCCTTTTTGACTAACAACATAAGCGGCACATTTATTAGCTATCTTTGCTGATCTTAACACACTCAATCCTCTTTGTAAACATATTGCCATGATTGCAGTAACGGTATCTCCAGCACCAATTACTTCGCTATCGAAAACTTTTTCTCCCTTGATATGTTCCGCAACATCCAATGTTCCATTAGAAGTCCTTTCCATTAGAGTCATACCCCTGTCTCCTTTAGTAATAAGGATGTTTTGAGGTAAAGCTGGATGTCTCCATCTCATTTGATGGTATTCGGATTCATTAGGAGTGACTAGTAAAACTCCTTCTGGATACAAAGCCCAGTTTTCAGGTTTCGGATCAATTATGATTTTATCCTTATAAGCTCCAATCCAATCCATGAATTTTCTACTCACCACTCCTTTAGCATAATCGGAAACAATTATCATATCATACTCTTCTTCCAGCATTTGATGAGTCAAAGCAATATGAGTGGTCTTCTCATGGTAAAAATCTATTTCTGTTTTATCTTCAATGTCAATTCTTATCAATTGCTGATTGTCTGCAAATATACGTTCCTTTATAGTAGTAGGATTGTTATTAGGCATGTACCAAAATTTAATTCCATCTTCTTTTAAAAGTTTCTGTACTGATTCTCCAGCTTCATCTTGACCGAAAGCACCAGCTATATCTACAGTACCTTTACCAGTTATAGCAGAAATGTTTCTGGCACAATTAGCGGCTCCTCCCAAAACATCATATTGAAACTTTACATCTACTACTGGAACTGGAGCTTCTGGAGAAATCCTATTTGCTTTACCCACTACATATCTGTCAATCATTAAATCACCAATGACTAGAAATTTCATAAGTACCTCCTTGGAGCGGAGCACTTACAGGAAAAATTAAAAGGAGAAACAAAAACAAAAAAACCTGTAAGCACTCCGCATATATGGAGCGGTAGACTGGACTTGAACCAGCAACAACCAGCTTGGAAGGCTAGTGTTCTACCAATTTGAACTACTACCGCATTGAGGAGAGTATAACAGAACCAGAATCAATTGTAAACGTACTTTTTTTGATAAGTAAAAATAATTGGTTTACATTCCCTAGTCACTATGTTAGCATATTCCTTATTAGGAATAATGTGGAGGTATAAAATTGTGAGCATAGAACATGAAATCGGAACAGATCCTTTATTTGTAGAACTAGTCAAAGTAACAAATCTTTATGAGAATTTCAATTCCCAACATATTCATTCATTAGACATAATCAAAAAAATTGGCAGATATGCAATAATACCTCATTACTTGACAGATTGTTTAATGTTAGCATTAGAAGATTCACCAAAAACATGTTGGAAATTGTTCTTATACCTCTATCAACATATTAATGGAAAAGCATTAGATCAAAACGGAACTCCAAAAACATTCATTAGGGAAGATAAAATAAAAAAAGCTACAGTCTTTATGAAGAAAATTAATTGTAATAGTTCATCTCAATTTTATAAAGCTATTAGAATTTTAAAAGAGAAAAAAATTATTTACATTAACAATGAAAATATTTTTTTAAATGGATTCCCTTTAACTTGGAATGTAGGGAATGAAATAAGAGAGAGCATAAAAAAAATTATAGAAGAAGAAATCGAAAAAATCAAAAGCAGAATAACCGAAAAAGAGAGGGCTTGAAAAGCCTTCTTCTTTATATTTCTTATTATTAATTTATATTCTTCTATATTATTCTTCTATAGTATTCTTATGGGAACGAGATTTAAAACAAAAATAAATAGTTACAAGATTTTTCATTCCTTATAAGGAATAACCATTCCGTATAAGGAATAACCATTCCGTATAAGGAATCATTCATTCCGTATAAGGAATAACCATTCCGTATAAGGAATGAGCAAACTTGTAAAATGAACACAATCATTCCTTATAAGGAATGGAGGAGGAACTATGAAAAGAGCATTACAAGCAATTTTAATCGCAGGGGAAGAAATGAAGTTTGATGTTTTAGCTAACAGGAAGAAAATCACAATCAGGGAAGGTCATCGTGATTATACTAAAGGCCCAGTTTTAATAGGTTGTAATCAACTTGACTGGGCTACAATGAGAAACATTGTAGATGTTAGATATACTACTTTGGTAGAAGTTACGGAAGAGGAATATAAAGCAGATGGATTTGAGACAAAATCACAAATGCTGGATGGACTCGCTCAATTCTATCCTCAAATTAACTGGGAAAGTCCTGTAACCGTAATAAGATGGGAGGAAATGTAATGGATTTTAATGACTACCAAATGAAATGTAGGAAAACTGACGTGTGGCATGAAGTAGAAAAGGATATTGTCTTACCTCTTGAACCACCTTGGATGTATTACGTCTTGGGTATGGCTGGAGAGATCGGAGAATTTCAAGAGAAAGTAAAGAAGTTATTCAGAGATAAAAAAGGACATGTTGATTATGAATTCTCTAAAGACATTGCTTATGAGCTTGGAGATGTTCTCTGGTATATGGCTAGATTCTGTGATGAGTTAGGGATTCCGTTTGATGATATTCCTAAATTAAACGTAGAGAAATTATTCTCACGTAAAGACAGGAACAAACTACAAGGTGACGGAGATAATAGATAATGGATGAAGAATATGGATATATAATGTTATACTATATGGAGTTATGGAATTTATGCTTTACTCCATGTGGTCTTTGTTATGATTTAGATTTAAGAAGTATAATATGATTATCGAAGTCAAAGAAAATAAAGCCAAGTGTCCTGAGTGTGGTAAATGGAGAGATGTAACTTTCCATGATATCAGGAAACAAAAAGAATTAAAATGTTGTAAGAACTATGCTTTGTTGGAGGTAAAAAATGTCAAAAATCAAAAAATACAAAAGAAGTAAAGAAGAAGAAAAACAGTTAGGTCAAAAAGACGCTGGACGCTTTGACGAAGGTAAAGTAAGAATGGATCTGATTCCTGCATGGGCTTTGGAGAAGATTGCGGAAGTATATACATACGGAGCGCAAAAATATGACGATAATAATTGGCTTAAAGGAATGAAGTGGAGTAAGGTTTCTGGCCCATTGGAGCGTCACTATAATAAATGGAAAAGAGGAAACATTAAAGATGAGGAAAGTAATTGCTACCACCTTGCTATGGTAGCTTGGAACGCAATAGCCTTAATGATATATCAGGAGTTTGGTTTGGGTACGGATGATAGATGTCCTGTAGTAATGGACATGTTGGATGATAAACAAAGAAAGAAGATGATTGAACATTGGTTAAAGTGTTCAATGGAAGGAAAACAATATAACGGTCTGGAGGAATAATGGAATTAACGATTGAAAGACTTCAAGAAGCATATAAAAAAATAAACGGAGTAGAATATGACTTAAACAAAAGATGGGAAGAAGGGATTTCTCACCATCCTAAAAGTGAAGAGTTGTTTAAAAAGATTCAAGAAGTAGATTTTATTTGGAATGACGATCATTTTTGCTGGAAGTATGGTGGAGATGGAGACAACGGAGAAATCTTTATGTATGTTTTGGATGTCATATTTGAAGAAGAGGATAAGAAATGATTTACTGTTTTGATATAGATGGAACCATATGTACAAAAGCTAGTCATTATAAATTTGCTAAACCAATACAACCAATGATAGATAGGATAAACAAGCTGTATGAGAACGGTAATACAATTATTCTGTCTACTGCCAGAGGGAAAGGAAGCGGAGTGGATTATGAGGAGCTAACCAGACAACAGATTTTTAAATGGAAAGTAAAACATAATGAGATACTTTTCGATAAACCTTCCGCTGACTTCTACGTAGATGATAAAGCCGTGTTGCCTGAAACACTCTATCTAAAGGAGTACCGTCAAGTATTTACAAACGGATGTTTCGATATAATTCACGCTGGACACATCAAACTTCTAAGGGAAGCATCAGAGCTTGGTATTGTAACAGTAGGAGTTAATTCAGATGACTCCGTTAGAAGGATCAAGAGAGAACCAGTTAACAAGCTGGAGGATAGGATGGAAGTTCTATCTTCTATAAGATATGTGGATAGAGTTATACCGTTTACTCAGGATACTCCATTTGATTTAGTTATGCAATTACTACCAGATGTGATTGTTAAAGGAGCCGATTGGAAAGGTAAGGATGTTAATGAATTTAAGTTTGTAGAGTCTTACGGAGGGAAGGTTCATTTTGTAGAATTGCTTACTGGTTATTCAAGTAGCAAAATAATGTCTAGTTGGGAAGATCGCTATACGGAGTGTTTATGTGATTGTGAAAAAGAGATTTGTGGTATTTGTAGCCAGCCGTATTGTGATCATGTGAATTGTAAATGTAGAGAATGGAACATGAGATAAATGGTACTAGGGGAGGGAGTTGAACCCTCAATCCCTTTCGGGCAACGGATTTTAAGTCCGTTGTGTATACCAATTCCACCACCCTAGTAAACTTTTACTTCATCTATTGTGTAGTCAATGTATTCCATATCGAATTCAAACTGCTCATCGACAGTATTATTTTTCCTGTCAATTATTTCACTAAATTTTTCCCAGTATTCAAGAGGATCAATTTTTAACATTTCAGGATCTACAAAACTATAGCCATATTTTTCTTGGGAATCTTTCAATCCAACTTCTTCATTGAATTTATCTACTTCTTCTTTAATACGGTGAGCTTCCGCTTTACAGTTAATACAGAAATTTTCTGCATTGTCTTTATCAAAGAATCCCTTCGTAACCCATGTGTGATAACTATCATGTTCTCCGCTGTGACCAATGACTACATATACAATTTTCGGTTCTAACAAAGTAGGTGTCATTTTTCTTTCCTTTCATTAAAATGGTACGTGAGGAGGGAGTCGAACCCTCAATCCTTGCGGCACTAGATCCTAAGTCTAGCGTGTATACCTATTTCCACCACTCACGTATATTATCGAATCCAAAACATTCCCTGCTCTTCCCAATAATCATTCCAAGCAGTTTTTATCTTCTTCCATATTTTTTTAATCTTCTTCTTCATATTTTACTCCTGGTTGGGGAGGTAGGATTTGAACCTACGTGTGATGTATCGGTTTTACAGACCGACTCCTTCGACCAGACTCGGACACTCCCCAATATTTATTTTATAAGTACTCCGCAATGAGGACATTTTCTTGGAAGTTCATAAACACTCAAACAAGTATCATTTCCACAATGAGGACATTTTATAGTTTGCATTTACATCTATCTCCTTTTTTTACTTCCTTTCTTAACTTCTTACAGTATAAGGTATTATCCTCTTTCCAGATAATGTGTTCACATTTCAGTTTGCATAAAGGTTTTATTCTACCTACCGTCATTTCCTCCGTCTGGTAGGATATCTCTTTGTTCCAATCCTTTTTTATATTCATTTACAATTCGCTCCAAAATGGTTTTAACATTTTTTATTTCATAAACGGAGCAATAAAGTTTAATCGGTACAGCTATATGATCCGTATCAACGTCTTCCACATTCTTCAAGACTTTATCTACTAATCCCATAGCTCTGCTTAATCTTGCGATATCATGTTTTATGGCTTCGTAAACATCATCCATTTTTTTTCTTCTTTTTCACTTTTCGTTTTCTTTGAGGTTTTGATAGAATATTTTTTACTTTCGCTTTTTCTATTTCCTCTTCTAAAAGTTTTATGTTTGCATACGGAAAGTATTTATCTGTAGTTATATATTTTTTAAAGATTTTTCTAAGCCAATCTCCAAGTCTTGTGGGTATTGTGTTTCTAGGTATTCCTTTAGTTTGTTGTCCTGTTTTTCTTTGAAACGACATATCAAAGACATAAGAATCTCTTGTAGGAGCCTTGTAGAATTCCTCCACTACTTCTCCATCTATTTTCTTTTTTATTCTGACTTCATCTATATAGGTTCTATTGTAGCATATAAACCGATATCCCTTTTGAGGATGAGCGGTAAGCTTGGAGAATGTAATTCTTCCATGCTCTCCCATATTAATAAAGGGAACACCTTTATCGGTATATTCTAATGATATCATATTTTTTGATCCTAATTTTTTCTTGCATATTATCATAGCCAATTTTGAATGTCAACAAAAAAAATTCTTGACAGTCTTTTAGATAAATAGTATTAGAGGGCTACTACTACTTATTTAGGAGAAATTGTTATGAATAAAAAAGAACTAATCAAACGTGTTTCTGATGAAATAGGAGTTATTCAATCAGAGACAGCTATCATTGTAGATGCTGTACTGAAAGAAATATATAAAGGAATATTAGAAAACGATAAGGTCACTTTTGAAAATTTCGGAGCTTTCCATAAGAAGGTAAGAAGAGCAAGGAAAGCCAGCAACCCTAAGACTGGAGCAACCATAGACGTTCCAGCTAAAACGGTTGTGAGTTTTAAAATGTCTAGAAAGCTGAAACAAGATCTGAATTAATGTCATGGTGTAGCTCAGTCTGGTAGAGCGGGTGCTTTGGGAGCATCAGGTCGGAGGTTCAAATCCTCCCACCGTGACCAAAAGGAAATGGTATGGTAGGTAGACGAAACGAAATGTAAATTGTTCCTGTTTATAGGAGCAATCAAATGGCAGATGACATCATAAATCATTGTGAATATAAAAATATGATGCCATATTGCGCTAAAAAGGAGGAACAAGACGAACAAGAGAAATGTTCCTATTATGAAAAAGCTAGTCATTTCAATAGGTGCATGTATCTAAAATTTGATGAATACTGTGATAATGTAAAAGCCAAACTTAAAGTATTAGAAGGAGAAAAGAAATGAAATCCAAAGACAGTATTCTAATAAGATGGTGGATATTAGCGTCATTGGTGTTATTAGGATTTGCTAGTTTGTTTCCTACTGGCATAATCTATAAAGTGAATGACGCTGATATTACAAAAGTCAGTTTTCTAATATTCGGAATATTCTTTTACTACTCTGCAAAGATAGGAACCTACCTTTGGAAGATAAATTCAAAACCAAAACTATCAAAATATGAAGTAGAAACATATCGGCATAAAACCGAAACAGGATGGTTTGCGGCAGATGCTCTTTTCATCTTAGGATTTTTCGGAACAGTTGTGGGCATCAGCTATGGAACAGAGGGATTCAAAGAATTTACTGATTCAGCAAAAGTAGTAACTACAATGGGAACAGGAATAGGAACAGCTTTATACACAACTATTGCTGGTTTGGTTAGTGGTTTAATTCTCAAGTGGCAGTTATTTATGATATGCCATTATCTAGATGGACTTGAGAATGAATGTAGTCATTGTAAATGTAATGCGGAGAAAAAATGAGATCCTTTAGATCATATAATGCCAATATGTCATTGCAAGACATTGTAATGATTCTTCTGATATCTTTTCTGTTTATTATTGTCTTTATGAAAGTTGAGAAAAAAGACGATGCTAAAATAAAAACAAAAGCGGAGTTTGTTATCAACGTGGAATGGGATGAAAAATCTGACGATGATGTTGATACTTGGTTAAGAGATCCACAAGGGAATTTGGTGTTTTATAAAGATAAAGAAGTTGGTATAATGCATATTGACAGAGATGATAGAGGAATGGTAAATGATTATGTATATGTACGGAGTGAAAGAGTTTATACTAAAACAAACCAGGAATTAACTACAATCAGAGGATTCATAGAGGGAGAATGGATTCTCAATCTTCATTATTACAGAAGAGGACAACCAATAAAACCAGTAAACGTACATGTTACAATAACCAAGCTAAATCCAGAAGCAAAGATAATCTTAAATAAGAAATTGGTATTGGATAACTATTGGCAAGAAGTAACAATAGCAAGATTTGAAATGACTAGTAGCGGAAAGATTTTAACTATAGAGGAAGACCTTCCATATGAAATGGTACAAAGTCAAATAGGAGATGGGAACTCACAAGTTTCAGTTCAAAATTATAGAGGAGATAGACCATGATATATGGATTCATTGGATTAGTTTTAACATATGTTATTTTAACAACCATGTTTTTATGGATGTTAAGAAAGACTGACACGGCACAATGGAAAAAGCTTTTGGTTATTCCATTAACTCTGTGGTGGGCTATTGCGCTATACTACACTCCTCTAGGGTTTATGGGATACCCTGTCTCTAAAGACATACCAGACAAGGCTATAGTGATAAGCGTCAAAATAGTTGAGCCTACCAATAATAATAAAGGTGGTATGTATTTTTGGGTAATAGATGTTAACAAAGCAAAACCTCTTCCAGTAGACCCACGTAAAGCCTTTATAATACTTAATCAGCAAGAACCAAGGGCTTATAAACTCCCATATGATAAGGGTTTACATAAAGACCTCACAAAGAAAAAAAAGAAACAAAAAGAAGAGAACGGTGTTTTAATATGGAGCAGGAATAGAAAGAAAAAACAACTTGGAGAAGCTACTAACCAAGAGAAGCTTATAAAAGGTAAATTCAAAGTTGTAAACCCAGTATCTTTATTGCCTTCCAAAACAAATCCTCAATAAAATCAATAATTTACACTTCAAAAAAAAATCAAAAAAAGCTTGACATTCTATCTTATATAAGGTAGAATTAATTAGAAACTGAAAAAAGAAAGGAAAACCCAATGGAAAAAAAATTAGAGGAAATTAAAAAATTCTTAAACATTTCAATGGAAACGCTCCTTTCTCAACCTACTGATTTAATTGAAAAAATGGTAGAAGCTGTCGATGACGAAGATATGTTCAAGGTTCATTTGTTGGGATATTCAATAAATTCAAACAGTTAAAAATTTGAAAAAAACTCTTGACATTTGATTTGAAATCTGGTATCCTATGTACAGTAGTACAGAGGATGAAAAAAAATCCAAGTTTTCAAATCCAATAAAAGAAAGGAAAACATCATGGCAAAAGCAAACACAAAGAAAAAATCGACTCTGGATTTTAACGCTGTAGTGGCTGGTTCCGCTACTCCGAAATCCGCAAAGGCAAAAGGCAAAGTGGAGAAGGAAATCATTACCGATGCTCCGCAGGAAGTCAAAGACGCTGTATCCGCTGTAATCGAAGCGAAAGCACGAAAGAAAAAAGCGGAGTCCGATATTAAGGTGAATGAGACTCCTGTTATCGCTTTCGGTTCAGAGCTTAAAGATGGAAGAGCTTTGAACGGTGACTATAACAAGTCCTATAAGATTCAGGGAGCAAAGGACGAAGACGTTGTTACCTTTGTTACTGCAAACAAATATTCCCATAAGGAAGAGGATGAGGAAGAGATTGCAGATGTTATGGGTGAGGACAACTTTGAAGAGTTGATGCCGAAAGCCTATGAGATTAAGGTAAAAGCGGAAGTCTTCAATGATCCCGACATGCAGGAATTTCTGATGAAGCAAATGGGTGATCGCTTCAATGAATTCTTTGAGGTCGAGTCCAACCGCAAAGTGGTTTCCAACTTTGACGAAGAGCTTTACAAACGCTATGATCAGGAAACCATTGACGATATCAAGGTTTTCGTGAAACAGGCGAAACCTTCAATCCGCTAATAACTTCTATTCAGAGGAGCTAGTGAGAGCTAGCTCCTCATAGGAGACAAACCAAATGGCTCAAGAAGAAATCCTTTATATAGAAAATGTTGACGAAGAGATTGAGATTGAAGTAAGCTTTGATTTTAATCCACCTGAAAAAATGACAAGGCACTATCCAGGATCCGATGCTTCTTGTGAGATTTGCGAAGTGGTTAGAACTGATAACGGAGCAGAGCTTTTCTTACTTCCAGAAGAGCAAGAGAGACTTGAGGAAGTGCTTTTGGAAAAGACTCTGGAGAAACTTGAAGAGCAAGCGGAATACAAAAAATACGGATATATGTTGGATTATTAAGAAGGGATGGATATAAAATGGCTCAAAAACTAACAGAAAAATTTAAAGATGCTTTGGAGAATCTACCTTTAAAACCTACACTCAAGCAGATGCAAGCCGCTGTAGATGAACACCAAAAGCGGATTGAAGAGATTGTTGAAGAGCAGAGGAAAGAAAATCAGAAGCGAAGAGTGAAGCGAGAAAAGCGACTTGATAAAAACGAAACTTTGACTATAACAGTTTGCGTAAGAGGTTGTGAAGACTGTAGACATATAGACCATTCAGGAGCGTTTACCCCTGGTGGAGCAAAGATGATTTGTGGACATCCTGATATTTCGGAGAACATTCTCAAGCACAAACCGCATACCAGAAACGATGACGCAAATGCATTGAGCAATAACAAGAAGCATGATAACCATATAGATAAGCAATGCTACTACTGGAGAAATCGGATGGTAGGTAAGTATATTGAGAAGGGAACCATCCCTTACTTTTGTCCTTTAAAAAATGGAAGTGCTTACTAATGGCTAAGAAGAAACAAAAAATAGTTTTCGATGAAAAGAAATCGGAAGAGAAAAAAGTCTTCCATACTCCTACCGCTCCTGCTACGAAGTGGCATAAGGATAAGAAGAAGTATAACCGTAGACAGAAGCATAAAAAGGATTATTCAGATGAAAATTAAACGCCAAAAATATTTCTATCCTGAAAAGCCAGTCCTTATGAGCATTGAGCAGGATGCCTTTGAGAAAATGAGTGAAGATCCTAAATGGATCGCAGAACCTAAGTACAATGGTGCAAGGTGTCTGGTTCATATTTTTAACGGAGATGTGTCTTTTTGGGATCGACATGGAAAAAAGCTTGACTTTGATTCAAATCCATTGTATAAGAAACATAGAGACAAAATCAAGAAGATCCTGATAGAAGCTTTTGGTGATATAGGATATTTTTTATTTGACGGAGAATTACGTCATAATAAGGTAACTGGAATTCAAGGAAAGCTTATCTTATGGGATTGTTTTATCTATGACCATGAGCTACAGAATAAAAAGCCCTACTGGGTAAGACATGCTCTGGTGTGTGTTGACTTCAAATGTGACGATGAAACAGTCTCCTGCATTGAGCAGTATAAAGATAACTTTAAAGCAGTTTATGAAATGTTGATATCAGGAGCTAAAGGACATCCAGACGAATTTGAAGGACTGGTAATGAAAAATGTGAATGGCAAATTGAATCTTGGTACTAACTCTGGTCTTAACTCCAATTGGATGTTTAAGATCCGCAAACAAACAGGGAGACATAGATTCTAATGATATTCCGAAAGAAAAAAGAAGAAAAACCAGAACCAAAAAAAGCAGAACATCCATTGAAAAAACGATTCATGGATAAAAGTCTTGCTAACTCTAACGGTATCATTGCCAAGATCGAAGAGAAGCGTAGGCAGTTGTTTGAAATGGGAAGAGTCAAAGAAGGTAATGAAGATATTGTCAATCAGAAAATGGATAGAATGGTTGCTTATATGACTGGGATTGACTGGGATGAAATCATTGACAATACATTATCCAATGCCTGTATGCAGGACATTGACGGAAACTTTACTAAGCGAGTGGATGAAGAGACAGCAAGGTTCCTGATTCAATTGACTTGGAATTCTGTCAGAGATGACATTAACTCAATGATCGAAGAATTATTAACTCTTGTATATTCAAAGGAGTAAAAATTGGCTACAGCCAAACGAAGGGATCTAAAATGACTACATTCTTATTTTTTGCAGAGTTGCTTGTTAATACTCCGAAAGCAAATAAAGCAACGGATGATCTTTATTATGGAATAGTTGATAACTCTAAACAATGGTACTATACCAAATGGGGGGAGATTGAAAAGACATGAAAACTAAAACTAAAGAACTACTACCTCATCCAGAAGTCATTAGGAAACCTTGTCACGAATACTGTAACGGTTGTGATAAGGTATTTGAAAACTATGCTCTTCCAGAAGGAACAATCCTTGTGGATGTTTGTATTCCCTATGAAGATCCAGACAGCAAATGGAGAAACTACAGGATTGAGAAGGGAACCAAAACAGTCAAAGGTAAAGAGGTAGAAGTACTTTACCATTATAATCCTTGTCCTTTGGCTAGTCATGTAGAACATTCTCCAATGCCAGAGGATGAAATTCGGG